AGTTAGTGGCGATCAGATGGAAAATATAGGTTTCGTTGAAAAAGAAGACAACGAAAAAATGAATATAGTTAAATTCTTAGTAGATAGTGCTAAAGGCATTGATACTAAGACCATAGAGGAGGTAAATCCTATGACCAAAAAAGCAAAGGCTGTTGAAGAAACAGTTGAAGTTACAAAGTCAGAAGAGATTGCTCCAGAGGCTGTTGCCGAAGAAACTCCTGTGGTCGAAACAGAAAAAGCATCATCAATGGAATCAGAAAATACTGAAAATCCAAAAGATAATGAAGAAACTGAAAAGGCTGCACATCCAGATAAGGAAACCGAAGAAGAAGATTCTAAGGAAGGTCCTAATGCTGAGATGGACGAAGAGAATAAGGCAAAGAAGTCAGACGAGGCAATTGTTAATGCAATTGCAGATGTTAAAAATACACTTACATCAGCCTTTAGCGATCTTGTTACAACTGTAAAGGCTTTGCAGGCAGAAGTAGAAATGCTTAAGTCTACAAAGGTCGATACAGATGCAGTAAAATCTTCACTTGAAGCAGTCGCCAAAGACATCGCTGCAACATCTGAAGTAATTAATAGATTTGGAAAGCGTGTGGACGCAGTAGAAGCAGATACAGCATTCCGAAAGTCTGGCGATCTAGGCGAGATCGTGCAGGATCAACCAGAAGTGGTTGAAAAATCCTTATGGGGCGGACGTTTCCTCAAAACAGCCGACTTATTTAAATAGGTAAAAGAAAACTTGGAGGTGACAATATGTCGGAAGAGTTAATTAAAAATCAGCCAGGAGAATCTGGACAACTCGGTGGAGAAACACCAGGTTTGTACCAGTCACAAGGTGGATTTGCTTCAGGATCTGAAGCAGGTTCCAATATCCCTGGCAACTATGCTACAGGCGGTGTCCTTGGTAATATTCCAAATGCAAATTTGGGTTTGACCACAGGTCCTAACGCAGTAAATCCTTCGGGTGAGGCTGGAAGCGGAATTCTCCGCCCTGAACAAGCACAGCGTTTCATCGATTATGTATGGGATGCTACTGTTCTCGCCCAAGACGGTCGTCGTGTCACAATGAGAGCAAACACCATGGAACTTGAAAAAGTTAACGTTGGTGAGCGTGTTATTCGTGCTGCTGCTCAAGGTGTTGGCGATTACACAAATACTGGTGCAACATTCAGCAAGGTAGAACTTACTACAAAGAAGATTCGTCTCGATTGGGAAGTTTCTGCTGAAGCACTCGAAGATAATATTGAGGGGGCTGCACTTGAAGACCATCTCGTTCGTCTTATGACAAACGCATTTGCTAACGATATCGAAGATCTCGCTATCAATGGTGATGGTTCAACAGGTAACTTCCTTTCTATTATGAAGGGCTTTGTTAAGAAGCATCAAGACAACGGAGATTCACATGAATCAGTTGTTACAGTTTCTGACAACGCATGGACACCAGAGGTAATGCAAAACATTATCCTTGCAATGCCACGTAAGTACCGTGCACTTAAGAATAATCTTAAGTTCTATGCAGGTACAGACGTGTTCGCAGGTATCGTCAAGCATAACGGAACTCTCGCTGATGCAATTGCTGAAGCAATGGGTAACCGTGTTGCTGGTACATCTGCAAATCGTCAAGCATACCTTGATGGTTCTGCACAGACATTCGGTGGAGCACGTACAACTCGTGTTCTAGGTATCGATGTTCAAGAAGTTCCTTACTATCCTGCAGGTTATGTCGATTTGACATTCCCTCAGAACCGTGTTTGGGGCTTCCAACGTGATATCGTCGTTAACCGTGAATACAAGGCGAAGAAGGACACAATTGAATACACAGTATTCGTCCGCTTCGGTATTCAATGGGAAGAAGAAGACGCTATTGCATGGGCAGACGCTGCTGCAGATGCATAATCTGTAAACAGTAACCTTTGAGAGGGGGTAGGGGTTCAATCTCCTCCCCCTCTTAACTTTTAGTAATCTGTTATAATATAACATTGGAGGTAATAATATGTCAGAAAATTTTAATAATGACGCTGAACTCGATGCGACTTTAGATCAACTAGTTAAAGACGAACCAGAGGCACAAGAAGAGCCAAAGGTTGAGGAACCAGTTGTAGAAGAACCAAAGGCAGAAGAACCAAAGCCAGAACCTTCTTTCATATCTGCTGTATCCACTCCTGCACCAGATGCAGAAGGCAAAGATGCTTTAGGATATGTTGCAAATGGGGTAATTGGAGTTTCAAAAGTGACACCAAAAGCACCTGCAAAGAAGAAGGCCTCAGCAGCCAAAAAGGAAGTTTCTTATGTCGTTGCAGAACGCAGCGTATTTTGGAGCGGTGTTGGAAATCTAAATAAAGGTTTTAACGTTGTTGCAAAAGATGTAGAAGATAAATGGCTATCTAGAGATGGCGTTCGCAAAGCCACACAAGACGAAATTGACAAAGAGCACGGTAATTAAAGATGGAAGTACTGAGAGTTCCGCCTTATCCTTTAACAACCACATGGACATTGCCCATAGCAAACTATGAGTATATTGTGTATGTTGAGGATTTGGTGGATCACTCAATTGAAGAAACTAGCATTATGTCAGATGAAAATGGCAAATTGCTATATGAATTGCCACTTACAAAAGTGCAATTTGATAGAAACTTTTTAATTAGATTTTATGATGCAGAGCATGAGCATGTTTTACACGAAGATAACCTTTCTATAATTCGACCATACGTAAATCCAAGCGAGTTTGGCGATACTGCTTCAGATATTCAAGAATATAAGAATTTAGAACTTGTAGCAAGATCTATTATTGATACATGTGTTGGAGATGGTTTTTATAACCACAAGTTGGTTTTAAATGTTGTTGGACAAGGTACAGATTATCTACCATTATGGCATGATAGTAATCGTGTATTAAAAGTTTATGAAAACAATATTCTTGTTTATGATGTAGATAATGCAGATAATTATGCATATTCATATGATATTTTATTAGATAATTCTGGAATTTATAGAACAGAAAAAGCGACTGCAACAGATGAACGCAATAGAATGGAATATAATCCAACTAAGATTATTGGATCATCTGGAGATCTAGGTTTTGTTGGTTATAGAATAGGTGATTTTCCTAAAGGTTTTGACTATACGGTTGTAATGGATGTTGGGTATAAAGTTGTTCCAGCAGATGTAGTAGCAGCAACCAAAATGTTAATTGAAGACATTAAATGCGGTAAACTAGATTACTATAAGAGATATGTTCAGTCATATATAACTGATCAATATAGAATACAGTTTGATAAGAAGATGTTTGAGGGAACAGGAAATACTGTTGTAGACAAAATACTTGAAAAGTATGATAAGTCTATTCAAAAAATTGGGGTATTGTAATGATCTGCGAAGAGCCAGATTTTATATTTCCGTTACAAGCAGATGTGTTTTATCCAACTGTAGAGCAAGGCGCATATGGAAATGTAAAAAAACAATGGATGCATGATAAAACAATTGTATGTAGTTTTGCTTCACCTGGTGGCGCAGCACAAGAAGACATTAAACCTAATGTAAATATAACACAAACACTTATATTGTCTGGACGAGTTAAAAGTGATCTTAGAATATCAACTAGAGATGCAAAAACCTCACTAACCAATATTGTTATTAGTAATATTCGTGATAGAAATTGTGAAAACATTTATTTAGAAACAGCAGGCATAAGAGCAGGCAAATCTACAATTTTTGAAATAGCATCACAAGAACCAATCGTAGGACCTTTTGGCGGAGTAGAATATTATAAAGTTGTATTACGTAGATCAGAAAATCAGGGAGTAGATTTATGATAAATGTAAAACTTGATGATAAATTTTTTATGTCTGAAATGCGTAACATAGTAGAATACTCTATTGGGTTTTTAGATGGTGTCAAAAAAGGTAAAAATATATTTTTAAATAAATTAGGTAACGAAGTAGTTACACTATTAAAAGAATACGTTGACTCTAGCGCAAGAGTTAATCCAGCATCTTTGCACCATGTATACGAATGGTATGAAACAGGAAGTCCACAAGCCAGACTATTTGATATTCAATATACTGTAAGTAACCTTGGACTATCTTTTAAGTCTACCTTTAGTCAGTCACGAAGCATTCAAAATGGATCCAGAGAACCATTTTATAATAAAGCAAATATTATGGAAACTGGAATGTCTGTAACAATTGCACCTAAAAATGCACAAGCACTTAGATTTCAGGTTGGCAAAGATGAAGTATTTACTAAAAATCCAGTAACTGTAAACAATCCTGGAGGAAATACCGAAGGACAGTTTGAAAAAACATTTGACTCTTTCTTTTCTAGATATTTTACACAAGCATTTTTAAGATCAAGCGGTATACTGTCCGAACTAGGTACACCAACCGCATATAAAAATAATATTAGATCAGGTTCTAAGATGGGTCGTAACAAGGGATTAGAAACTGGATATCGTTGGATTGCTAATATAAAGGTAGGAGCATAATGGCTATATATCATCCACCAACATTTATAAATAGATACTTACAAGAAAAATTGGCATCAAATGGCTTTGGTGCAAATCCAATGTACCCATCAATGCCAACTGATCCAAATATTGCATATGGTTTTACTATGGATCAACTAGTAGGAGATGATCCTAGTGTTAGATATGGTTTTAATGGAAGTTTTGCCATCTATGACAGAATGTTAAAAATGAGAAGAACACCATTTCCACATATTAAATCAGAACAACTACTGTACTATTTTTATGCAATAGATGAAATTGCAGCACCTAAGATTATTGAAATTACGCAACAGATTCAAGATAACCTAGATTCAGAAGATGAATCTGCACAAGCACTAAATATATGGATAAACCAGTATCAAGAATTACATCCTGGACCACTAGTCTTATTAAATGGACAAAATGCTACACCAGAACAAATCGCTGACCCAAATATTAAAAAATTTAAAACTGCCATGTTTACAGACACGGCAATCATGATCCCATTTTTCCATAGAACCAGGGTCTATCAACTGGAAGAGACCAGAGACCTTATTGACTTTGGAACCGCCAGAACTTACGCAGGTAACAAGATAATCATAGATTATGACTGGCATAAATCTTAAAAAGGCTGTTATACTTATGAATGAGGAAACACGCCTACTTTCATTAAAACAGAAGAGGTGAAAATATGGCTTATCAAGCAGGTGATTCGAAACAAATCATCGTTGGTGCTGCTGCGTTATTCGTTGCAGATACAACTTTGACTAGCGACGATCTTCCAGCATTCGCAAGCGGTACTTCGTACAAGGAAACCTTGTCCGCAGATGCTGACTGGAGAAATGTTGGTTATACAAACAATGGTTTGGAACTTCAATTCCAACCAGATTTCGGTGAAGTAAAAGTAGATCAGGTTCTTGACGTTGCTAAACTTTACAAGCAAGGAATGCAAGTGTCCCTAAAGACATCTTTTGCAGAAGCAACACTTGAAAACCTACTTCTTGCAACAGCAGGTGCTTCAGCCGATCTCGGTGATGACGCAGGCAAGTCTACAAGCGCAGGACAAACTTTGACACTTTCAGCAGGTCGACTTGGCGAATGCCCAGTTGAGCGTGGATTGGTTGCGGTAGGTCCAGGAACTGGAGATTGCGACACAACTAGCGTAGAACGTGTTTACGCAGCATATCGTGCACTTTCAATTGAAAATGTTACAGTATCTGCAAAGCGTGATACAGCAACTGAATTCGAAGTAACATTCCGTCTACTTCCAGAAGATACATCAGGATCTTATGGAAAGATTGTGGATCGTACTTTCGCATAACAGAAATACAATTTAATAGACAGACCCACCAGAAATGGTGGGTTTTGTCATTTGGTACAATATATAGATGGCAATTAAGATTTATAATATTAATACTGTATTTGATATTCAAGGTAATGAATATTTAATTGCCCCATTAAAAATACGATACATGCACGATTTTATGGAAAAGTTTGAGACTGTGCATTCAGCCAAAGATAATGAAGCATCAATAGACGTATTATTAGAATGTGCACTTATTTCTATGTCACAATTTGCACCAGGAGTATTTAATAATATAGAAGAACTATCCCTGGCATTTGATATTAAAACACTTTATAAAATAATTGAGTATTCAGCAGATATTAAGATTGCCAAAAATGATGAAAAACAAAGTTCTATAAAAAGTGCTGAAGGTAGTACCTGGGCAACTATGGATATTGCCAAACTAGAGTCAGAGGTATTTTTGACAGGTATATGGAAAAATTTTGAAGAACTAGAAAACTCTATATCTATGCCAGAACTATTGGCAATTCTTTCTACAAAGAGGGAACTAGATTATGAAACAAAGAAATTTAGTGCAGCCTTACAAGGTGTAGATTTAGATGAGCAGACTGGTAAGAGTAATGCTTGGGAAGATCTTAAGGCTAGAGTATTTAGTAAAGGACAAACTAAGGATTCTAATGATATTTTATCTTTACAAGGTCAAAATGCACAAACAGCAGGATTTGGAATAGGTTTGGGCTTAGATTACGAAAAGATAGATTCGTAATTTGGCCCTTTATGATATAATTAGTTAAGTCAATAACGGAGGAATAAATGACAACTACAGTACATGAAAAAGAAATAGTGACATTAGTTGATGGGACAGAAATTGAACTACGTCCACTGAGCATCGCACTACTTCGCAAGTTTATGAAAACATTTGATAAAATCGCCAAGGTTGCGGATGATAATGATAAATCAATGAGCGTTTTAATGGAATGTGTACAGATTGCACTTCAGCAATACAAGCCAGAATTGGCAGAAGATCTGGCAAAACTAGAATCTAATATTGACCTTCCAACGGTTTATAAGATTGTAGATGTTGCTTCAGGCATTAAGTTAAATGAAAGCCCACTGGGTATTTCAATTAATACAGATGCCTAATTTATAAAATAAAGAGGTGGAAATGAATGAGTGATGTTAATGCTAATATTAGCGTTAATATCGACACGTCCGCTGCTCTTGCTGAACTAAAGAGCCTACAACGTCAGATATCCCTTTTCCACTCTTCAATTGCAAAGTCTAGTGCTTCTGCTTCAATTGCTCAGCGTCAATTACAACAAGATTTTCTTAATTCTGTAAATGCGACTGGGCAATTTGCTGCACAAATAAGAACAATCAAAACTGCTGCAGAATCATTCACAACATCGCTTGAGAAAAATAAGTTCTCAATGCGAGAATATTTTAGATATGGCATCGCATCTTCTAAATCATTTGGTAAATTGTTTAGAACAGAATTTGATACAATCAATCGTGTTGCTGAAGAGCGTGTTCGTAAATTACAGACACAATATATAAAACTTGGTAGAGATGCCTCTGGCGCAATGAAGGCAATCTCGATCACTCCTTTGTCTATGAATATGAATGACTATTCAACAAAGACAATGATGGCAGCACAACGGCAGCAACTCTTCAATCAGTTACTTGCCCAGGGTACAACAAATCTAATTAATTTTGGTAAGAATACTCAGTGGGCTGGTCGTCAGTTGATGGTTGGTTTTACAGTACCACTGTCTATCTTTGGATCAACGGCATCTAAGATATTTATGGATATTGAGCAACAAGCATTAAGGTTTAAGCGTGTATATGGTGATTTAATGACAAGTAAAACAGAAACAGATACCAATCTTCAAATGATTAGAGATCTTGCTTCTGAATTTACTAAGTATGGCGTTGCTATTCAAGACACAATGGCGATTGCTGCGGATGCAGCAGCAGCAGGTTTTCAAGGTGAAAAATTACAAGAAACAGTTAGACAAGCAACTAAACTTAGCGTACTTGGAGAAATAGATAAACAACAAGCATTCCAGGCAACTATAACGCTTCAAAATGCATTTAAGATGAGTAATAATCAACTTGCTGAATCTGTTGACTTCCTTAACGCAGTAGAAAACCAAACAGTTGTATCACTTGATGATATTACACAAGCAATTCCTAGAACCGCACCTATTATTCGTGGTCTTGGTGGAGATGTAAAAGATCTCGCAGTATTTATGGCTGCAATGCAAGAAGGTGGAGTTGATGCTGCATCTGCTGCAAACGGTTTAAAGTCAGCACTTGGTTCTTTAATTAATCCAACAAAAGCAGCAAAAGAAATGCTTGCTGGTGTTGGAATAAATCTTAAAGAGATGACTGAAAGAAATCAGGGCAATATAATGCGTACAGTGCTGGAACTTGGTAATGCATTAAAGGAATTAACTCCATTAGCACGTCAAAGAGTTTTAGAACAATTATTTGGTAAGTTCCAGTATGCACGTGTTGGTGCACTATTTGATAACATTGCTAAGTCTGGATCTCAAGCACAAAGAGTGATGGAACTTGTTGGAATGTCTGCACAAGATCTTTCACGTATTTCACAAAAAGAATTAGCATCAATTGAAGAAAATAGCATGACTAAGTTTAAGGCAGCAGCAGAAGCAATGAAAAATTCTATTGCGCCTATAGGTGAAGTTTTCATTAAGGTAGTTACACCTATTCTTAATGCTATTACAGGTTTAGCAGATAAGTTTAATGGATTATCTGATCATACCAAAAAAGTTATTGCTGTAATTGTTACAATTTTTGCAGGGATTGGCCCTGTGGTTTTGATGCTTATAGGTTTGTTTGCTAACTTTGCTGGCCAGTTTATGAAGATGCTGGGCATGATTCGTAACGGTTACTTGAGACTTACTGGCGGATCCAAAATATTGGGTGAGCAAACTCAGTTTTTAACAGATGAACAAATTCAAGCAGAAGCGGTAGCACACTCGCTAGATCAGGTACATGCTAAATTAACACAAAGATTTGTTGTAGAAGCAGATGCTGTACTTAACTTAAAAAATGCATACTTACAAGCAGTAGCAGCATCAGAGCGATTTGCTATGAGCAATCCAGGAATGATGTTGCCTCAATCAAGACGTGGACCTAGAGGATATGCTAGTGGTGGCATTATATCTGGCCCTGGCACTGGAACATCAGATTCTATTATTGCAAGGGTTTCAAATGGAGAAGCAATTATTCCTGCTGGATCTGTTGCAAGAAATCCAGATCTTGTAAATGCTCTTGTAGCAAATAATATTCCTAAATTTGCAACTGGTGTCGGTACTGGAAATAAAACTTATTGGACTGCTGATAAGAGAAACGCTCTACTTGATGCATTGGGATTAACTGGAAATGAAAGAGTTCGAATTCCACTAGAGGCTACAAGCGCAAGATATTCGGTTGCTGGTGCAATGGCTCCTGCATCAGTAAATGATACTGCAATAGGAATGACTCAAGAATTCCTACAAAGTATGCTTGGTCGTGCATCTTCATTGGCAAACGTTCAAGTAGGACTTGAACAATTAGGTGCGTCATCACAACGTGTTTCTGAAATATTGTCTGTGGTTGGTCCAGAACTAAATACAGCAATCGATTCTTTTGATGGATCTGTGCAGTCATGGCAAACAGGAACAGCACAAGCATTAGAAAGAATTTCTCATTCTATCGATTTGACAGAACAAGAACTCTCTACACTTAGACAAAGAATATCTCCAATTAATCCAGACGATTATTTGGTTGGTAGTAACAAGGTTCTTGAAGTAGGACGAAGAAGAGCGGTACCAAGAGATGAAAGAGTAAATGCTCCTACAACTTACGGTACATCTAGACAATTAGAAATTTTAAAACAACAGTTCCCTAATGAAGATTTAACTGGATGGGAATATTCTCACCTTCCAGGATATGAAAGAATTCCAGCAGCAAGTGCTGTTATGAATGCACCAACCGTTTCAGGAAAAAATCTTTCTCAATCACAACTAGATCTTATTCAGCAAGAAAGACAACAGTACGAAGAATTTAGAAGAGCAAGAACTAGACAGGCTGAGGATGCTACAAATAATATTATAAATACTGTAAGGCAAACAGCAGGTGTAGAGTCTCCATCTCGAAGAACTATACCTATTGGAGAAGAAATTGCAAATGGTTTAATTGTTGGAATGAACCAGAGAAAAGATGCAGTTACTCAGGCAGCAACACGTCTTGTAGATGAAACAGTAACACAGTCTGGTTTGATTGTTCCTAAATCTGCACTTGGTAAAACAAACCCACCACCAAAATCTGAACCAGTATTTTTAGGTATGCCAGGAATGGTTGCAAGACAATCAAGGTTCGGTGCTTTTCGTGATAGCATATCATCAAGATATTCTGCTTTCCAAGAACGAAATGCTGCAAGAAAAGAAAATTTTAGAGCATTTTCACAAAAAACATCTGGCGTAGCAATGGGACTGTCTGCAGCAACATTTGCAGCATCTTTTATGCCTGGACCAATTGGAGATATGGCACAAAAGATTGCACCAGTAGTTGCTGGATTCCAAACATTATCTATGATTCTTCCTATGTTATCTAATCCATTTGTTGCCCTTGGTGCAGCAGTTCTTGCGTTAGGTGTAAGTATTTGGGCATTTAATAAATCAGCACAGAAGGCAGCAAAAGAATTAGCGGATGCTGCTAAGAAAGAAGCAGAAGCAAGAAACGGTAGTGCTAGAGCAATTCTTGAATATGGTAAGTTTATTGGAGATAAGGCTCTGCCATCATCTACAGAGTTTAGCAGAGATAATAAGAGACTAATTACAGCAGATGAAGCAAAGGTTAGAACGTTTGCTGATTTTTATAGTCAAAAAAACTCTGCTGCAACTGCTGCAATTAATGCTGGTGCTGCACAAGGAAAAACAGGTGGTGTAAATGCTATTGCAATGGATGTTGCAAATAGAGCAGCAATATTTGGATTAGGTCCTAAAGACATTGCAGCAAACATTAAAGCAGCAGCAGACTTAATTGGTGCGGATGAGATTCAAATTAAGGCTGCTGTGCAACAACTACTTGCTCCAAATGGCAAGGATATTTTAAAGGAACCTTTGACAATACAAGCAAGAATTGATTTCCTTAATGCAGCAAGCATGCAAAGCATTAAGAGGGTTGGAACTGCAATTCAAGATGTATCAAAAATTAAGATTCCAAAATCTTCTGGAATTGATGTTAACTATCAGCAATTAAAAAATGCAGCAGGTGCACAACAATCTATTAATAAATCGTTTTCTGGTGGTTTTTGGAGTGAGGCTTTAGGTGTTGGAAAACAATTACTACGTGGTTTGAATTTTAACATCCCTCTAGAAATTGATTCACTTAAGATATATAAAGATTTGCAATCTAAGGTTCAGTTAGCATCAATGCAACTAGATCTAGCATTTCAACAACAAACACAAAGTTTGGCTATATTAAATCAGCAATATGCAGATGGTACAATTAAGCAAGAAGATTATAATAAACAGTTTGATGCAATTTGGAATAATTTTGCAGGCATTGGCTCATCTACAGTTGAATTGATTAAAGCATTAGATAAAATTGATAGTAGTGGTGAATTGGCTAAGGACTCTCTAGCAGATCTTGCTACACAAGTATTTTCTACATTAGAAAAAACAAATCCAAAATTTGCAAAAAGAATTAAAGATGATTTAGCCAAATTACCAAAAAATACACAAATCTCTTTAATGATGGGATTTGCTGCTGGAAGTTTAACAATGATGGACCTTGTTCTTATTCCTAAAATATTAGAACAGATTTCTGGTAAAGAGTATTCTGTTGCTATTAAAATTATCCAAACATCAGATTTAAGTAAGGGTGCCATTGCTAAGATGACCCAAGAACAAGCAGAGGCAGAACTTAAAAAGGTTCAAAGAGCATTACAGTCAGATACCTCAAATAGTAATTTGCGTTTAACCGAAGCAGCACTGAAGAAAACTATTGCTGAGGCTAAAAAGGCTCAAGAAGAGGCTGCAAAGGTATTACAAAATCCAAAAGAAACTAATGGCACAAAAACTACCACAGATACTACAGCAAATGCTCGTAAATCATTGTTTACAGATGAATTAATGAAAAAATTAAAAATGTTTAAACTAGAATCAATCAATGCTCTAGGGTCATACAATGATTTTGTTAAGGCATTAAGTAAGGATATGACTGGATTTAAGGGCATGGACAATTTGCTACGTGGTGCAGGAGCAACTCAAGAAGCAATAGATATTATTAATAACATTGATTCAGAAACACTGAAGACTTTGGGAGATCGAATTTATAAACTTAAAGATGGAAAGATTATTTTTGGAGATTTAGGAAAAGCAATTCTTCAGTTTACTAAAGAAAATTCTTTGATGACATTTGTTGACCAGCAACAACAGATTGTTATAAATACAAAAGAACAAGCCACAGCATTTGGTAAATTACAAAAGGCTGGATTATCTGCAACTCAGATTTTGGCAGTTTTAGAAAATGCTGCACTAACTGCTAATATAGCAGCAGAAGATATTAACTCTAATGATTTTAAACAATTTATTGAAGGTGCTAAGGCAGGTTCAGAAGCAACCAAGCAACTTGCTAAAGATTTAAAGGCTGCAAAATTTGCTGCACAACAAGAGCAAGAGACTGAAGCAGATAAGGTTAATCAATATTTTAAATATCAAGAAGTTATTGTTAAACAAAAACAAAGACAAAACTTTATTGAAAAACAAGGAATGACTCCAGAAAAATATCAAAAGCAAATTGCATTACAAGAAGATGTCGTTAAAGCAAAACAAAAAGAAGTAGATGCAATTAATGAATCAATCAATGCAAAACAAGAAGAGATTGCCCTTTGGAATAGAGGTCTTGATTTAATTGGTAGAGAAGAAGATAAGATTAATGAAGCCTATAAGAAGCGAACTGATGCAATTGATTCACAAATTGAAGCACTAAATAAAGTTAAAGATATTAATTCTAAACTTGCTGAACAAGAAAAGCAAAAAACAAGTCTTGCAGATGCTTTATCTCAAGGTGATATTTCTGCTGCTGCACAAATTGCACAAGATATGCAGGCAAAGGCTGCAGAGAACTCCACACAAGCGTCTATTGATGCCCTACAAGAACGTAAGAAGCAACTAGAAATTCAACAACAAAAAGAAATTGAAAAAATTCAGGTTGATATCAATGGTGTTCTTTATACTAGAACACAATTGCAGGAAATGGTCAGAAATAAAGAAGATGAGATTTATACTATCCAACAAACTACTTTAAAAAAGGCACAAGATTTGGTCAAGGCCGAACAAGATAAATTGGATAAAATGAATGAAGTTATTAATACATTTAACACTGATATGCAAAATGCTATAGATGCAATTGTTGATAAACAGGGAAGATCTAAAGCAGAATGGGATTTAATTACAGAAGCAGTTAATGCAACAAATGATTATTTAGATACGATGGTTATTGATTTAGATGATGTTGCATCAGGAGTTACATCTGTTGAACAAGCCTGGAATGCAGTCACAGCAGCAATTAATGGTGCAATAGCAGCCCAAGCAGCATTCAAGGCAGGAACTGGTGGAAGCGGTGGCGGAGGCGGTGGCGGTGGAGGAGGCGGAAGCCAAAATCCAGGAAACATTGATGCCGTTAATAAAACTGTTAATGATGCAAGTAAGAAGATGATTGAAGAAATTAAAAGCGGCACAACTGTTACAAAAACACCATCACAAATTGCTAACGAAATGGCTACTGCATTATTAAGTGATGCAAAAGCAACTGCTGCACTAGGCGGTACTGCAGGTGCATTATCAAGTGCAAGATATACAGGGCAGGCACTTCAATATGCAGCACAAGAGGCTGCTAGATTAAAGGCTGAGGCAGATGCTAAGGCAAAAGCAGAAGCACAAAAAGCAATAAGCCAACAAGCATATCTTGCTTACCGTACTGGTGAAAGATATATGTCAAGTGGCGGACTTGTTCCTAAATATTTTGCATCAGGAGGGCTATCACGGGGAACAGATACTGTTCCAGCAATGTTAACACCTGGCGAATTTGTTATGAGTCGTTATGCCGTAAATAATTTTGGTTTGGATAGAATGAGAGCAATTAATAACGGAAAATCTACTGGCGATAGCATGTATAATTATAACTTGACAGTAAATGCTCAGTCTGATGCTTCACCAGAGGATATTGCACAAACTGTAATGGCACAACTACGAAGAATTGATTCTCAAAAACTTAGGGGGCAAAGAGTATAATGAGCACCGCAGCCTATATGAATGGTAGACAAAGATACCAAAGACCACAGGCAGTCTTATGGTCGGAAAACTCTGGCACACTTATCAATGGACTATATGTTCCAAATGGATTAGAGGTAGGCCAATATACTGGTAGTACATCAGACACAACACTATATAATCAATTTCTTATTTTGTCAGATCACAACAGATCCCCATTAGATTTTTCACCAACAAGAATAGAAACACGTGAAAGAATGATTAATGGCAGAATGAGGTCATACCACACAGCAGATAAGATGACTATTTCAATGTCTTGGGACATGTTACCATCTAGAGCATATAATATGAATGCTGAATTTAATTCTCAGGGAAAATCTCCATATTATAAAAGCGAATACGAGTATACTGCTGACGGTGGAGCAGGTGGAGTAGAATTATTAGATTGGTACAATAACCATACTGGTCCATTCTGGATGTTTCTTGCATATGATAACTATAAGAATTTTAAAAATGCTGAAGAACCATTTGGACATATTAATCAATATAACGAATTGATTGAGGTTTATATATCAAACTTTTCGTACAATGTTGCTAAAAGGGGTACTGGAACATCATCAGAAGGTGGCATTGTTGGTCACGATATGTGGAATATTAATGTAACTCTGGAAGAGGTATAATGTTTCAGGATACAGATCTACAAAATCATTTAGAAACATCTTCTACAATTAACACACAGTCAGCAATTGTGGCTGAGTGGAATATGAACATTCCAACAAATATTCTACAAATTGGAAATTATAGATACAGACCAACAGAATCCGATTCTTTATATAAAAATATTAATCCGTCATTTGATGAAAATGATATTAACAAACATTATACTGATGCAACTGATTCAGATATTACAGTTGATGGAGGTATCGATGATGATGATCAACCACAAGTATTTAAATCAGTAAAAGACAAGATGAAACTGTTATATTCTCTGGAAGATTGTTTTGGAGTCATTAGACCTAGATCTGGTATTAATAAAGCAGTTTATTTAAATGGTAAATATATCCATCATTCTAATTTGAACATGTCAACCAGACCACGATATTACATGGCAGACAAGAATGATACCTTTAAATACTGGACATCTTTTCGTACAGAGAGTGGCGTAGAACGTGGTATTGCCAATAATAATATTAATGGAAATTTTTATATCGATGATACTGCTCCATATGTAGTTTATAAAGACCAGGTACCGTCTAATAGAGTAGTTATCAAAATGCAAACAAATGTTGGATCAACAGATCTTGGTCCCTTTTCAACAAGTGCAGGAACATTTTCCGATCCACTATATGGAGATGCTAACCAAACGACTCCACAAAAATGGAAGGTACAGTTTTTAAAAAATAATAATTGGGTCGATGCAATACGTTTTGACAAAGCATCTGTTAGAAAAGATGGAACTAAGATTATTAAGTCTGATGGTTATGTTGAACTTGCATATGGATTAATTATTCCAGACAAATATAAGGATATTTTTATTTATGCAGAAGACTATAATACAATTACCTTTTTACCAGAAAAGTCTGTTGTTGGATATGCCTACTTAATTAAAAATAGCCAGCAGGATATTGGAACATTTCACATCTGGACTGGAGAAGACTATGAAACTTTTGTGCCAACATACGGATGGTACCTACAAGAAGAAACGGTAGATAGATTAACCAATTTTGTAACAGACTTATCAAATCCAGATTACTTTAATGATCCTATGACAGCATCTAATAAGTATAGACAGTTTGAGTATATTCAGGGTATCAGAATAGTAGTAGAAACCATGAATAAGGCTAACTCAACATTTGATCTTATTGAACTTTCGCCAAGACTATCAGCCAATATTTCTGATTTGACAACAAATTATTCAATAACAAAATCGGCATCTGATCTATCTGGCTCAGCATTACCTGTTGGACAACTATTAGCCTCGACTGGTATGCTACAACTATTCGATTATAATAATTCTTTTAATATTAATAATCCAAATAGCATTATTGCAAAGTATACATCAAGACATCTTCAAATTAAGTTTTATGAGATTATTGTAAATGTTGACGGATATGATTACTATATTCCAATCAAGACAATGTACTCTGAAGGCTTTCCTGCTATTAATGCAAATACAAGACAGGTTGATATAACACTGAGAGATTTATATTTTTATTTTGAATCAATTACTGCTCCTCAAATGTTGATCCAAGATGCGTCATTAACATATGCTGTTTCTTTGCTATTGGACTCAGTTGGTTTTTCTAACTATGTTTTTAAATTTATTAACAATGAAGCAAATTCCATTATTCCATTTTTCTATATTCCACCAGATAAAACTGTGGCAGAAATTTTAAATGATTTAGCCGTTTCAACACAAACAGCAATGTTCTTTGATGAATATAACAATTTTGTAATGATGTCAAAAAATTATATTATGCCTTCTGAAACACAAAGAGGCATTGACATGACACTATATGGTACACAAGATTTTGAAAAAACTGGTGTTTATAAAAATAAACCAACATCAACAAAACTGGCTAACATTATTGAAGTTGCTTCTCAAGATAATGCAATTATTAATGATGGAAGAATTACATATAATACAAAGCATATACAAAGACAGTATGGCTCAATTAAGCAGGCAAGCATGGTGGATCAAGATAAGACCTGGATTTATCAGCCTGCGTTGTTATGGGAAGCCACGGGTACAGAAACAATCAAGTCTGTTAATCAAAATGTTACAAATATGTCCAACTTTGCCCTTGCTGCTATTCCATTAAATACAGATCTTTCAAGTACCATACCAACAGTGGTAAATAGAATGGTTGTAAATAATACCATGGACTTTGGTGAGGGCATTTCCTGGTTAACTAGATACAATGGATATTTCTATGCCAATGGTGAAATTATAAAATTTGATGCTGCACAATTTAATATTTCTGGATTTGGAAATGTTTGGATTACAAGTACACAAGAGTATCAAAACTATTTTTCTAAATTACCTTTTAATGGAAAAATCTATCCAACTGGATTAATCAGAATTTATAGCGAACCAAATTATGAAGAAGTTGGCGGAGTCCTTATGCTCAAAAATGGTGCCGTTGCAAAACATGGTAGAGGACAATTTGGAACACCCATAGTTTCACATAACGCAGGATTAGCATCTAATTGGTCAGATAATACTTATGTTCGTGCATGTCAAATGAATGCAGACTACTTGTTTGCAGATAAGGTATTGCCTGCAACAGTTGAGGGTGTCGCAGGCATGAGACAAACACTTGCCAATAACACTACAAGAAATGGAATTATTAGAAACTTTTTGTCAAGTAGATATTTAACAGAAACAGAAGTTAATAGCAAAAAGAGTACAGATACTGGCACTGTTCAGTCATCTGCATTGGTAATGAATGGTCCTTCTTTTGCAACAGCAGACAGACCATTAGATTATATTTCTTATGTTTATAAACCATTGAATGATAGATTTAAGCATTTTGGTACACGTATGCGTATTATTGGTAAAATTGAAAATAGTGAAAGTCGTGGTCAGACACCAATAGGAACTGGTATATATTATACTGTTACAGGAACCACCCCACAAAATAATTTACAGATTGGTGGATCTTCTGGTGGTTTGGCAGTTATGGTTAATCCAAACACAAATAATGGATATTATTTTGAATTAGCAGCACTTACAGCAAATAATATAGAAGCATATAGCGATCAGGAATCTGGCGTAAGCAATGTTATTTTTTATAAAATTAAAAAAGATGCATCTGGTGAATTAGCAGTTCCAATTAAATTATGGTCTGGACTTGCAGAAGTTTTGGTAGATTCAGGAACACTTGTTGGTCAATATAGAATTTCTGGACAAGACAAACAAACAGTATATGATCTTGGTGTAGAATATTTAGATATAGGTAATACAAGAAGGTTTTTCTTGTATATTAATAACAGACTTATTGCCACAGTAGACGATACAGATCCACTACCTAAGTACAATAACATGGCACTCTTTTTGCGTGGATCTTCCAGGGTAATGTTTGAAAATATTTATGCATTAACAAATAACTATAGTCAAAATACATCTTATGCCCTAGATCTTCCTATTAATAACATATATTCTGATAGTGAAATTAATACCAATGAGGCCTTTAGAAAGTATGCGATGAGCGGTGTGATTCAGGGCACATATCTATCTGGAATTAATCCAGCAGAACCACCTGCATATAAAATGTACTTTGATGAATTTGGTACTATTATGAGAGAGGCTCATTATTTTAATGTAAAATATGATAAAGCCTTTCCTGCACTTTATGCAAAATTGTCACCAACATTTAATAACATTAAAGGATATACCGTCTCTGGCTTTAGAGCAGGATCATATGCAGCAGAATTTATGGTATTCAATGCAACAGATAAGGCTTTAAGTTTAGATAGCGGTAGTGGAAACTATTTGAGAATTCAGGGTGTAACATTTACACAACAGTCTCAAAATGATTATACTGTGGATGAGTATTTTACTAAAAACTCTAATTTTTCCAATCCACAATTTAAGGGAACTAATTTAATATCTTCTCCATTTAAAGTTAATAAACTTTATGAAGACATTAAAATAAGTAGGTTAACTCATGGCAAAAAAGATTTTTCATTGAACGCACCATACATACAGTCGTACGATGATGCACAAAATATGATGGAATGGATTATTTCAAAAATCTCTAAGCCACGAAAATCTATTGGTCTTAAAATTTTTTCAATGCCAACATTGCAACTTGGAGACATTGTTAATATTAAATTTAAACAAGAAGATGTAGATATTTTAGTTTCAGATACAGACCGATTTGTAGTATATAATATTGAGTATAGTAAAGATGGTAATGGTCCAAATATGACAGTATTTTTAAGCGAGGTAATATAATGGTAGAAGCAACCCCCAATTTGCCAACAATTGTTCCATCAACATCAACGTCGGGAATCAAGGTAGCAACGCCTGATCTAATTATTACAACAGAAGAAGTCGTACCAGTAGAGGTAATGACAGACCTTTTGTTTGAAGACATAGGTGCTGAGGAAATTATCAATATAGCAAGAAATGATATTGTTGCAGGTCAACTAGTATCCTATCAGCCAATTAAAAATCTAACAAGCATTTATTTGCAATATAATCCACAAAACGTTTTGTCATTACAAAATACTGCAAATACATTTTTTAAGAATTTTCCAATAAAGTTTGAAAATAAAGTGCCAGATGTTGGTACTGGACCTAATGGGGAAATTGTCTATATCGATCCAGATACTGGCGATATCATTATTAATGTTATTAATCTAGAAGATGATGAGCAAGTAGAGGTTCAAATGCTAAACGCTGGGAACCTACTTAATGATACAATATATGAGGTGAATAATTAATGATTACTAATACTGGGAAGAGAATTTTAGCCAAATATCTTATTGGCCAGGCTCCAGCCTATGCATCTTATATTGCTGTTGGCTGTGGACCAACCCCTTTAGATACTGGCGATAATTTTGCAGATTATTCAAATAAGACAAACCTAGATTTTGAAATGTTTCGTGTACCAATTTCTTCTCGTGGTTTCGTAACTGAGAACGGTATTTCTAAAATTGTATTTACTGCCGAATTACCTAGTGAAGAAAGATACGAATTATCTGAAGTAGGAATTTATTCTGCAGGATCTAACAATACCGCAGGAGCCTATGATAGTAAAACATTATTTGCTTATTCTCCAGAGGAAAACTGGGAAGAGCATCTTTCTGGAGAAGAACAGGCAACATCTATTCCATCAATATACACACCATTAAATGGTTCAGAAGATAGCAATAACATTGTTACAGATTTAAATGTTTTACAAACAAATGCCAACAATAGAGTATTTAATGATACAAATAGAGTTGCAAGATATGAACGCTGCAGGTTTTTAAATAATATTGTTGCCATTAGGGGCAATCACTGCAATATTCAAAAGGAAATAATTAATAATGTTTCTAGATTATCTATTGTTGGAGATGCAAATCATATTCATCAATCTGGATTAGTAGCAGATTTTAGTAAAAATGCGCCAACAGACGAGTTACGATTTGCTTTTAGTGTTGTAAATACTATTGCAGATTCAAATGAAATTCCAGACTCTGTTCGCATTATTATTGAATTTTCTTCAGATGATGGTGGGTCCAATCTTTCATCTAGTCAAACAGCAAAATTAGAAATTGATGTGCCAAATGGTACTGGAGAAAACGAACATGATTTTTCTACTAATAGATATGTTGTTGTTAAAAAGCAGTTACAAGAATTATTTAAAACAAACCCATTTGCATGGAGTGCTATTAATGTTGTAAAAATCTATTCATGTGTTATTAAAGATGATGAGCCATCAGAAAATTTCTTCGTATGTCTTGATGCAATGAGGCTTGAAAATGTTTCAACAGAAAATGCTCTATACGGTTTGACTGGATATTCTGTCATTAAAAATACAAATGCAGAGACGATTGTAAAGTTACAAAATACAACTAATTATTTAGAATTTAGATTTGCCTTGGATGTGCAATAGTGGCAGATGCAGGAATAAAAAAGGTCATTATAAAGTCTGCTGACTTGCCACCACTTGGTAAGGATAATAATGTTATTTTAAGATATCGAATTATTTCTGAAGATAGAAATAGGATGTCACATTGGTCTCCACAATACAATTTAACTGAAAAAACTCCAACCACAGTTACTGGAGTTATTGAAGTTGGATCTAAAACTATAAATGTTGTATGGAGTGATTCAGATAATAATGTAAATAAAGATGCCTATGATGTTTTTGTTAAATTTGATAATGGACAATATAAGTATGCTGGTACATCATATGTACATAGTTTTTCATTTTTAAAAGAAACGGCAAATAATGTAAGCGTAGCAGTTCAATTTGAAGGAATTATCAAAGAAAGAAACACAAAATTAACAATATACGAGGGCACCGAGCCTTTGGTATAATTGGATAAGGAGATACTATGTCAAAAATACCATTACCAGAACGAGGTCAACCGATGGATGTAACTTACATCTATCAAATTGCTAATGCCGTAAATGATCTTGCTAGTCAGATTTCACCATCTACCTATAAATATGTAACGGTTGACACTGTTAATGCAGGTAAGCAAAGCGTTAAGGCATCAGAGGCAAGAATTATTGGTGGATATGTAAATATTTATTCAGACACAACTGTAAATAGCGGAAACGAAAAATCATTTTCTTATGATTTTCCAGCAGACTTTAAATATGCACCAATTTGTACAGCGACACCTATAAATGTTGGCGGTACACCAGCAGGTGGAAATGTATCTGTAGTATTAAAAACAGTTAATACTTCTAGAGTAGAGGGTGTGGTTCGTTTTAATACTAGCGGAAACTTAACTGTTGGGGTAAATCTAATAGTTATTGGTATTCCGAACTAATGTTGAAGTGTGATAAATGTCATAATAGAATGTTCCTAGATCGACAATATACTAATGTTGATCATCTAGAGACCTTTTGTTTGACATGTGGATCACGCAAATTTTTTCATCCACCAAGTGATTCGAACGAGGGACAATGGCTACTAAAAAAGGAAGCATTGAGAGCGAAGGTTACAATAACGCCTCTGTAATTCCTGGAAACAAAAAGGTTTGGTTTTTAAATGGTGATCTTGTTCGAGTTCATCATTTAAATCGTTCTAATGGAATAATGTCTGTTTATAATATTACAAAAGATAGAATCGAAAGTTGTCTTATTAGTGATTTTAAAAATAATAGAGAACGAGCATATACTGTTGGAGAAACTGCAGAACTTGTAAATAGACATAAAAAATATATGCCATCATTAATGAAGCGTGGAATTATTCCATTTCCAATGGGATCTCAAAAAGGTGGTGCCAGAGGTTGGCAAGTTAGATCATATTATTCTGAATCACAGGTAAAAGAGATTCGTGATATATTGGCTACATATCACATAGGTAGACCAAGAAAAGATAAGTTAATTACAAATGACATAACACCTTCACGTCAAGAGTTGACAAGACGTATGGGGGACGGTATACTTACATATGTAAAAACTGAAGATGGCAGATATATACCAGTATGGAGTGAAACGCTATGATAGGTCATAAAACACCATTTATGGAGAATAATGATCAACAACCCACAGTAGGGTTTAAAAACCCTTATAAGTGGCTTTAATGGACGATTTGACACCTTCTGTAGCAAGGCAGTGCTTGACTTTCACAGGTTTCTGTGATATGATTGTTTAAAACATATAGGAGAAAATATAAATGGAAAATGAAAACACTAAAGTTTCTGTGACATTGGGCTATACCCTAAACCTTGGAAATTTTCAATCATTAAGGTTAGATCTTGGAGTTGTGGATTCAAAGCGTGATGGAGAGAATACCAATGATGCTTTTGAAAGAGTCTACAAGTTTGTAGAAGATAAATTAACTGAAAAAATTGCTGAAGCAAAATCTGAGTTAGAAGAATAATGGCTGAACGCAAAGACCGCATGGCTTTGCTTAGTCGTTATAGCAAATTATATACTCAGCGATATGAGCAGAGACCATCTCTTAATTTAAACGTAGAGCAGTGGGCTGCAGATGCATTGATTGAATCATATGGATTGCCAGCATGTTATGATTTGTTATCCTATTATTTTGAAATTGCAACTGAACCAAATTGGAAGTATTACGTCAATTATGCAGATGCTATAATTGAAAAACGAAATCAAATAGAGCAAGACAAAAGAGAACGAGAAGAAAGACGAGCAATGGCTAGGAAGTGGTTAAGTGAATAATACTGAGAATAAACTTATTACCGCTGTACTTGAAGATAGACAGGTTCACGTACTCTTACAGGCAAATGTTGATAACATTCTAAGAACTCATGGAGACATTTGGAATTTTATAAGAAACTATTCTGAACATAATGGATCTGTACCACCACTATCTCTTGTTGTTGAAAAGTTTAGAGACTTTACACCCTCTGCTGGAGTAGGAGCAACAAAGCATCACCTAGACGAATTGCAGGCAGAGTATTTGACAGATAGCCTTAAAGATATTCTTAGGGCTACTGCAACAGAGGTGCAAAGTGGTCAAGGTCCTGCAGCACTCGAAACACTAATTCAGAAAACTTCAGAATTAAAAAAGAACACTGCTGCAATTCGTGATATTGATGTTACGGATTTAGATTCAGCAGTTGCATATTATGAGCAAGTAAAGAAGCAGCAAGAATTAGGTTCTGTTGGAATTAAAACTGGTTTGCCAGGATTTGATAACTATCTTCCAGCAGGAATCATGCCAGGACAATTGGGTGTTTTTCTGGCATATCCTGGTATTGGTAAGTCTTGGCTTTCTTTGTATTTTGCAGTACAGGCATGGAAACAGGGTAAGTCACCATTAATCATTTCATTGGAAATGAGTGAGACAGAAGTTCGTAACCGTGTATTTACAATTATGGGTGAAGGTCTTTGGTCACACAGAAAACTCAGTTCTGGACAAGTTGAAATTGATATGCTCAAGAAGTGGCATGGAGATCGTCTTGTTGGAAAGCCTGAATTTCACATTATTTCTAATGATTCTGGTGGAGATGTAACTCCATCTGTCCTGCGTGGAAAGATTGATCAGTATAAACCAGACTTCATTATTGTTGACTACCTACAACTAATGAGTCCAAATCAAAAGTCTGACAATGAGACGGTACGTATGAAGAACCTTTCTCGTGAATTAAAGTTAATGGCAATTGCAGAAGAAGTACCAATTATTGCAATCTCATCTGCTACACCAGATGACGTTACTAAACTGGATACTGTTCCAACATTAGGTCAAACCGCATGGTCTAGACAGATTGCCTATGATGCTGACTGGGTTATGGCACTTGGTCGTGGAGCCAATAGTGACATTATTGAATGTGTATTTAGAAAGAATAGAAATGGTTTTATGGGTGAATTCTTGGTTGAAGTAGACTTTGACAGAGGACATTATAGATATAAAGACTTTGAGAATTGAGATAGCAGATATAATATGATACATGGCAACTTTTCATCACAAACCATTGAAGAGGTTCAATCTCAACGGAATGATCAGCGACGAGGCTGTAATCTGGAGATTGAAGGAGGAGTATATCCGCCTTCTGGTTACAGAAATGCGATTGGCAGGTTATGTACCAAGACTTGACATAGTGCCAGATTTTACGGTAGACTATAACGAAAAGAAAAAATTTTTTGAATTTGAATTAACATTATACGGAGTATACATAGGAAGAAGACAGAGCGAATGGATAATAGGACTAGACGAACACAAAGCAATACCTACACCAAAGAACAAATTAAAAGAGTCCTCACAGGTTCGGGAATCACAATCGAATCAGAAGTAGATTCTGATTATATTATCTTTTGTCCATTTCATTCTAATACAAGAACTCCTGCTGGCGAAGTGCATAAAAGCGATGGAACATTTTTTTGTTTTTCTTGTCAGAAAGTCGCAGATTTAGTAGAACTTGTTATGCACACGTCTGGTCGCACTTATTTTGAATCTATTCGTTTTATCAAAGGTAAAGAATCTGAATCTAATTTAGAAAAAGATATTAACCAAGCACTTTATGTTAAACCAGATTTTATCCAGTTTGATGAGATATTGATTAAAAGATTAAATTCTCAGGCAATGGAATCTCCAAGAGCAAAAAGATATTTTTCAGGCAGATTAATTACCGAACAGTCAATGAAAAACTTTTGGCTTGGATTTTCTGAAAAGCAAGATATGGTCACTGTTCCAGTACATAGCCCAGATGGAATGATTATTGGTTTTGTTGCACGAACCATCGAAGGTAAAGAATTTAAGAATACTCCAGGATTACCAAAATCAAAAACTTTATTTAATTTGCATAGAGTAAAAATTGCAGACAAAGTTTATGTGGTTGAATCCTCTTTTGATGCTATTAGATTAGATCAGGTTGGTTTCCCAGCAGTGGCTACTTTGGGTGCAAATGTTTCAAATGCACAAATAGAATTGCTTCAAAAATACTTCAATAATATTATTGTTATTGCAGATAATGATGAGGCAGGCGGTAACATGAAAGATCGATTAATTGAAAGATTAGGTTCTCGTGTTAGCGTAATTCAGTTAGATAAACAATATAAAGATATAGGCGATATGGACGACACGTCAATTAAACAATTAGAATATCAGTTTGACAAGTCAATACTGTCTATGCTAAACTAAGATAACAAACAAGGAGAAAAAAATGAGCGTAATTAAAGGACTCAAAGATATCAATGCCTTGCTCGACAAGCCAAAGTATGAAGGTACTGGACAAAAGGTTCGTTGGGTAAAGTTGGCTGATGGACAATCAGCAAAAATCCGATTCGTAGAAGAATTAGATTCAGACTCAGCACACTTTGCAGAAGACCGTGGTCTTTCTGTAGTAGTTGCAGAACACACCAATCCAAAAGATTATAAGCGTAAGGCTGCATGCACAATGGAAACAGAGGGTCGCTGTTTTGGTTGTGAGATGGCCAAGAAAGAACCGAAGTCTGGCTGGAGAGCACGTCTTCGTTTTTACTGCAATGTTTTGATTAATGATGGTCTTGAAGATCCATATATTGCTGTATGGTCTCAAGGTATTAGCAAGCAATCAGCATTTAATAATATTCGTGAATACGCACTTGACACAGGTAGCGTATCAAACCTTGAATGGAAGTTGAAGCGTAATGGTCAGGGTACTGAAACCAACTACACACTTCTTCCTACCAAACCAGATTCTGAACCTTTTAAGTGGGAAGGTTTTGAATTCTTCAACCTAGAAAAGGTTGTTCGTGAGGTTCCATATCCAGAACAAGAATCATTCTATTTTGGATTTGATACACCTTCTGTTACTAGTACAAATATCGACTGGTAATAGATGTCTTACGTAGGCTTACACGTACATACCCATTATTCCCTCTTTGACGGAATTGCTACTCCAGAAGAATACGTGAACCGTGCAGTTGAGTTAGGGATGCCAGCAATTGCCATCACTGACCACGGTACTTTATCTGGGCATAGGGAACTGCACCGTATTGCAAAAGCAAAGGGTATTAAGCCTATACTTGGCGTAGAAGGCTATATGTGTTCTGATAGATTTGATACTAGAGATAAGTCTGAAAGAGATGGAGATCTAGATCTAGTCTATAACCATATAGTTCTTCTCGCTAAGAACAAGCAAGGTTTGGAAAATCTCAATAAGATTAATGAGATTGCATGGACAGAAGGATATTTTAAGAAACCACGATTTGACTTTGAGATTCTTGAAAAGTATTCAGAAGGTATTATTGTTACATCAGCATGTCCAAGTAGCGTACTTGTCAAAGCACTTGAAAATAATGAGTTTGCTATTGCCAAAAAGCATATTGAATGGTTTAAAAGAGTTTTTAAGGATGACTACTACATTGAGGTTATGCCACACAATGAGACAGAGATTAATAAACAACTTATTCAATTGGCTGATGAATTTGGTGTACAAGTTGTAGTTACACCTGACTGCCACCATAGTTCTACAGAACAACGTGAAATACAAGAGTTTAAGTTACTTCTCAACACGCATGTCAAGATTGATAAAGAACATACATTTGAAAAGTCAAAAAAGCATAAAGATATGATGGATCGTTTAGATTATCTTTATGGTGCAGATAGACAAATAACATTTAATAAATTTGACATTCATCTACTTTCATATAAAGAGATGAAGGCTGCGATGGAAAAGCAGGGTATTGATAGACCAGATATTTATGCAAACACATTATCCATAGTAAATAAGGTAGAAGACTACGGCATTCAAGAAGGGCTAAATCTTTTACCAGTACAATATAAAAATCCTGACAAGGAGTTAAAAGACTTAGCACTTGCTGGATTAAAGGAGAGAGGGCTTGACTCTCAAGAATACTTAGATAGACTAGATGAAGAGTTGTCTGTAATTAAAGATAAAAAATTTGCTCCTTATTTTATGGTTGTTCGCAACATGATTACTTGGGCTAAGAAGGAAGGCATCATGGTTGGCCCTGGTCGAGGTTCTGCTGCTGGATCATTACTTTGCTACTCACTTGGAATTACTGATATTGATCCAATTGAGCATGGACTTTTGTTCTTCCGCTTCATTAATCCTGAACGTAACGACTTCCCAGATATTGACACAGATATCCAAGATTCACGTCGTGAAGAAGTAAAAGATTATCTAGTTAGACAATATAGACACGTTGCATCTATTGCTACATTCCTTTCATTTAAAGATAAGGGGGTTGTACGAGATGTATCACGTGTTTTAAATATTCCACTAACAGATGTTAATAAAGTCTTAAAACTTGTAGATAGTTGGGATGATTTCTGCAATTCAAAAACAACGCAATGGTTTAGGGATAAGTATCCAGAAGTAGAGGTATATGGTGAACAATTACGTGGTCGCATTAGAGGTACTGGCATTCACGCTGCTGGCGTTGTCACTAGTAAAGATCCTATTTTTAAATACGCACCAATGGAGACACGCAATTCTCCTGGTAGCGATGACCGTATTCCTGTCGTTGCAGTGGATATGGAAGAGGCTGAAAAAATTGGTCTCATCAAAATCGATGCACTTGGACTTAAAACCCTAAGTGTATTAAAAGATACATTAAATATTATTGAAGAACGAGAAGGCAAGAAGATAGACCTTCTTTCTATCAGTATGGACGATAAGAATGTTTATCAAATGCTTTCAGATGGATATACTAAGGGCGTGTTCCAGTGCGAAGCAACACCATACACAAACCTATTGATTAAGATGGGTGTAAAGAATTTGGCAGAACTTGCTGCATCCAATGCTCTTGTTCGTCCAGGTGCTATGAATACAATTGGTAAGGACTACATTGAGCGTAAGCATGGTAGACAGAATATTGATTATAAGCACCAAGTACTTAAAACATTTACGGAGGATACATATGGTTGCATTCTTTACCAGGAACAGGTTATGCAAGCATGCGTACACCTTGGCGGTATGTCCATGTCGGAAGCAGATAAAGTTAGAAAAATCATTGGAAAGAAAAAGGATGCTAAAGAGTTTAACGCTTTCCAAGATCGTTTCATTTCTGGTGCTAGTAAGTATATTAGTCCTAACGACGCTCTTGACCTATGGCATGATTTCGAGGCCCACGCAGGATATTCTTTCAACAAGTCCCATGCCGTTGCCTACTCAACCCTCTCCTACTGGACAGCATGGTTGAAATACTACTACCCACTTGAGTTTATGTACTCAATACTAAAGAATGAAAAGGATAAAGATGCGAGGACTGAATATCTTATTGAAGCAAAAAGAATGGGGATCAGCATTAAACTACCTCATATTAATGATTCAGATATTGATTTTAAAATTGAGGGTAAGGGTATACGGTTTGGTCTTTCTGGTATTAAGTATATCTCCGATAAGATTGCTGAAAGATATATTTCTGCTAGGCCTTTCAATTCGTATTCTGAACTTGAGGAGTTTACTTTTACTAAAGGAAACGGAGTTAACAGCCGTGCTCTTCAAGCATTACGGGTTATCGGTGCAGCAACATTCAATGACAATCCAAGAAATGATGAAGAGATTAAAGAAAATCTCTACGAATATTTAAACCTGCCAGAATTTAATTTAACAGTTCCATCTCATTATCACGCTTTTATTACACCCGTAGAGGACTATGAAGAAAAGGGATCTTTTATTATGATGGGTATGATAAAAGGAATTAAAAGAGCAAAGGGTTGGTCAAGAGTTGAGTTACTAGATAAAACTGGTAGTGTTGGAATTTTTGATGATGAGCAAACAACCATTGAGGCAGGTAAAACATATATATTGCTTGCTAACGATAATAGGGTTGTTTCGGCAGTGCCAATTGAAGAAATTAAAACATCTGAAAATGCTCTTATTAAGTTTTTAAATTATAGAATGTTGCCATATAAAGAAGAAGAAATGTTTGTAGTTTCTTTTAAACCACGTGTTACAAAAACTGGTAAGAAGATGGCATCCCTCACTGTTGCAGATGCATCTAGAGACTTACACTCTATTACAGTATTTCCTACAGCATTTGCAAAAGCATATATGAAAATACAAGAGGGAAATGTTTATAAATTTGATTTTGGAAAAACAAAAGATGGAACAGTTATATTGGAGGATATAAATGCTTGATGATCTAGCAGAACAATTACATGAAACAGCAGTAGCAAAGGGGTTTTGGCCTGAAGAGACTGATGATATTTTTATTGCAAAACAGTGTATGATGATTGTGTCAGAGGTAACAGAACTCATGGAAGCAATTCGTAAGGATAAAGGCGAGGAAGAGATTGCAATGGAAACTGCAGACATTTTTATTCGCACACTAGATCTGTATGCTGGTCTGGTACAATCAGGTTATACCACAATCTCACTTGACTATGCTTTACAAGAAAAGGCTAATATTAATAAAGATCGTCCACAAAAGCATGGAGTAAGATTCTAATGACAACAACAATTGAAGACGTACTATCGCAATTAAATCCAAAATTACGTAAAAATATTCTTGTAGGTGATGCTGTACCAAAGACAGAATTTGCTCCTACACCAAGTTTTGGACTAAACCGTGCTCTTGGTGGTGGATTACCATATGGAAGACAAGTGCTAATTTGGGGATCCAAATCATCTGCTAAATCTTCACTCTGTTTACAAATGATTGCACAGGCTCAGCAAGAAGGCAAAATCTGTGCTTGGATTGATGCAGAAATGTCATATGATAAGACTTGGGCAGAAAGACTGGGGGTAGACACTACAAAACTCATCTACTCTCAAGCAAGAACAATTAATGAGATGGTAGATGTAGGTGTACAATTAATGGAGGCTGGAGTTGACATGATTGTGGTTGATTCAATTACATCTTTGCTTCCAGCAATCTATTTTGAAAAGGATTCTGATGAACTTAAGCAACTGGAAAACACAAAGCAAATTGGAGCGGAATCTAGAGACTTTAGCAATGCATGGAAAATGCTTAATTATGCTAATAATAAAGTTAAGCCTACTTTGCTTGTCCTTATTAGCCAGTCTCGCAATAATATTAATGCTATGTATACTAGTCAGCAGCCTACTGGTGGTCAGGCTACTAAGTTTTATTCCTCTACAGTTATTAAACTATTTTCGTCAGAATCAGAAAATCAAGCATTGAAAGGAAAAATACATGTTGGTGACAAACTTATTGAAGAAAAAATTGGTCGCAAAGTTAGATGGGAATTACAGTTTTCGAAAACTTCTCCTGCTTTTCAGTCTGGTGAATATGATTTCTATTTTAGAGGTGATTTTGTTGGGGTTGACACTATCGGCGATCTTTGTGATACTGCTGAATCACTTGGCATAATCAATAGAACTGGTGCATGGTATCAGTTTGATGATGGAACAAAAGTTCAGGGCAGAGAGGGTTTTATTAATCGTGTTAAAGAAGATTTAGATCTTCAAGAACAAATGAGGGGCAAAATTTTATAATGAAACCGTATATTGTAAAAAACGTTTTATCAGAAGAACAGGTCTTTTTGCTAAAATCATTTATTGAAAAAGAACAAAATTCTCGTGAAATAATATATTTAGATGATCCAGGATATTTTGAAGGACAAAATACAAAAACTGTAGTACATAAATTTATGGGTCGTTTAGATGTTGAAAAATTGAATGTGCCCAAATTGGTAATGACTTCTATTAAAAAAATAGCAGATGAACTAGATGGTTTAAATCATCACTCTATAAAGCCCGATGGTATTATGGCGGTAGAGTATTCTGGAAAATATGGTAAACCAGTTTTAAGATCACATAAAGACGGTGGTGACTCATCCTTAATGATTAACTATCAATTAGAATCAAATACTAGTTGGGACATATGTATAGACGATGAGATATATACATTAAGAGACAATGATGCATTGGTAATGGATCCAGTCAGGCAATCGCATTCTAGAGTAGACAAAATTTTTACAAATGATGAGTTTATTAAAATGGTATTTTTTAGATTTGGCTCACAAGCATAATGGCATCTTATACAGTTTATTCTGGTAAATTTGTGTGCCATACATGTAAGATGGAAGTACCAACTTTAAGGTTATATGCAGAAACAAAAGAAGCAACGTGGATGTGCAAAGAAAAGCATTTGAGCAAAGTTTCTTTTGCAAAAAGGAAGAAAAAAGATTATGAGCGAACAGACGGAGAGTAAAAGAATTGGTGCTAAGCAGCACAAAAACTCTGGTAGAAATACCAAAAAGGGGGATGCCACCTGGCATAACTTTACTGTAGATTTTAAAGAATATCCAAAGGGTTTTACAGTAAATAAGGATAATTGGGCAAAAGCAGTAACTGATGCTATTCGTAACGGAAACGATCCAGCAATTTTTGTAGTATTGGGCGAAGGCAACGCAAAAGTAAGATTAGCAATTATAGAATTAGAGATGCTAGAGCAACTGATTGATGCTGTATAATAGTAATAACTAGGAGAAAAAATGAGATACGATATACCAAATGTAGTAGTAGATAATGTTTTTACAGAGGAAGAGGTTGTCCAGATTAAGGGGTCAGTTGCTGCAAGCACTGGTTCTGCATTTGTGGCTCCACACTGTCAATTAAACAATTTTATACAGTTGCCACAAAATATTGTGGATAAGTTCACACAACATGCAAGGATCATCAGCAATAATGATAATGTTGTTTTAACTGAATACTGTCATGCAATATATAAAAATACTGAAAAAGATGGAAAAAAGTTTCGTCCATCACTATTTCCACACTATGATGAAACCTTCAAAGAACCAAGATTCACTTTTGACTATCAATTAGATGGAAATATTGAGTGGACTATTTTAGTCGAACACAGACCTTTATCTTTATCAAATAATCAAGCAGCAACATTTTCTGGCACACATCAGATTCATTGGAGAGAGCCAAAACAATTTGCTGATGATCAATATGTAGAAATGATATTCTGTCATTTTACAGATCCAACAATGCCACTAAAAGATGAGGCTGCAAAAAAGTTTATAGATGCAAAAGCAAAAGTTTATCATGATTGGTATTATGCAAACGGAGGATTCTCTAATGAGAAAACTGCATGATTATCTTACTGGATTTGATAAATATAATAAACCTTTACCATTTTATGTAGACAATCTTTTTTCTATTGATCAGATTAATAGTTTAAGAAATTTGATTGAAGAAAATAGAAAAATTGAACCATTTGTTATTGGGGATAGAATTGAAGATGGCTATATTAGAACATCTGATTTTAGAAGTAGATATCAGCCAAAGATTGCAAAGAACATGTCTAGAATGTTAATTGAGTTTGATATGCCCAAGGACTGTGAAGATACCTTAGACAAGATTGCTAAGCCACTTTACAATGGAGATATTGCATTATGTCATTATAATTATATTGACTATAATCGTAAATGGGGTTATGGAGATAATCATCCATCCCTGCCACCACATTTAGATGCAGATGAAAACTTAGTAACAATTAACTATTGCTTAGATACAAATGTTGAGTGGGATTTATATGTTGGTAACTGGAATGACACTGGAAAGTTTACTAAGTATTCTTTAAGTGCTGGACAAACTATTGTGTTTAGTGCAGTAAATCAAATTCATTGGCGACCAAAACGCAGATTTAATGATGGTGAATTCTGTGAAATTATTAGCATGGATTACTGTCCTACAAACAACTATAGATTTACTGGTGAAGACAATCCCATTGATCCAGAAAAATCTCCAAATGAACGTAAAAAGTATTTAGATGAATTACAATCACGATCAGATATGATGGCAGCCTTTAAATTATGGAATGACGAAGGTGTGTTAAATGGAATAGATATGAGGTCAATGTAATGACAATTGAGGCACCAAATAAAACAACTCTTGAAATGGTAAATGGACTTGCAGAGGTTGCAGAATTTATGCAAGATGAAGAATTAACAACTGCCCTAACCTTTATTGCTAAGTTAATTATTAAACCAGATATTCCAATCAATACTGCTACAATTGAGATAGTAAGATTGCAAGCAATCGCAGCAAAAATGGCTTTTAAAGCAACATGGATGACTAACGTAGATAAAGGAGATAGAGCAAAAAAGAATATTTATTACACAGCAGCCGAATCAATTAACGATTTAGTTTCTGCTCTTAAATATATTACTCGATAATAAAAATGACAAAAAATCTATTAAAACAGGTAATGATTAAATCAGAGCCTAAAAAAATAAGTGATGAAGAAGATTTTACTGAAGGATTAGTTGATGCAATAAATTCTGGGTATACTGCAAAAATTAAACCACGTTTTCAAAAGAAAACAACCTTTGCTCCATCAACATTAACTTATGGTGCTGGAGAATGTGCAAGGTATTGGTATTTAGCATTTGAGGGAGCAATTTTTCATGACAATGCAGATGCATATGGTGTAGCCAATAGAACAAGTGGAACATTGAGCCACGATAGAATCCAGGACGCTATTATGGATGCTGGGCTATTAGATGAGACAATGGAGTTTGATCCAGAGCCAAGCAAATATAAGACACAAAAGCACCCTGCACTTGAGTTTAGAATTAAATATCAGGATCCACCTATTTCTGGGTATGGAGATGTGATGTTGAATTATAAGGGCAAGACCATCCTTGGTGAAATTAAAACAATGCCAAATGAAGGTTTTGAATATAAAAAAGCAAGTAAAAAACCAAAAGATGGACACCTAATGCAACTTATTATGTATATGAAGATACTTAAAAAAGATTTAGGTGCTTTGATTTACGAGAATAAAAATAACCATGAATTAATGGTTATTCCTGTTCAAGTAAGCGATCATTACCGCAGGTGGGTAGACCAAGCGTTTGATTGGATGAGAACGGTTAGGAAGTCTTGGGAGAACAAAGAACTTCCACAAAAAACATATCGTGCAAACTCAAAAATTTGCAAGGTATGTCCGATCCAGAAGGCATGCGCTGAGGCCGAAGCAGGGGTAGTTAAAATTAAACCTCTGGAGTTGTTAGGGAATGAAACATTGTAACTGGTGTGATACTGAATTTTTTACAGCAATAACCTATCAGGTATATTGCTCAGATGAGTGTAGGGCTGCTGCTACAAAACAAAAAATAGCGCAGCGTTACCTTGTTACAAGAAGACAAAAAAGAAAAGGTAAAAATCGTAAATGTAAGGCATGTGGATCACCACTTTCTATATATAACGATGATCTTTTATGTATTAAATGCAACGTTAATCCAAATGAAGTTATAAAGGCTTTAAAACAGATTAAAGGAAACAGCAAATGAAACAAAAACCGTCAAAGTTTGTATCTATCGATGCAAGCACCAACAGCATTGCTTTTTGTCTTTTTGTTTTTGGCAAAATAGAATTAGTTGGAAAAATAACTTTTGAGGGCAAAGATATTTATCAGAAATGTATTGATGCATCTCAAAAGGTTCAGGCTTTTTTTAAGAATCCACTATTTGATAACACTGAGCATTTAATTATTGAGCATACAGTTTTTATGAATAGTCCAAAGACCGCTGCTGATCTGGCTTTGGTTCAGGGTGCAATTATTGGTGCTGCTGGAGTCGTTGGAATCAAGGGTATTGGTAAGGTGTCTCCAATCACATGGCAGAACTACCTAGGAAATAAAAGATTAACCAAGGAAGAGCAATTTGTATTAAGACAACAAAATCCTGGAAAATCAGATTCTTGGTACAAAGGTTTTGAAAGAGACTATAGGAAAAAAAGAACTATTAAATTAATAGATGTTATTTATGATAAAACAATAAATGACTATGATGTAGCGGATGCTTGTGGCATAGGTCATTGGGCATTAAATAATTGGGAGAAGGCTTTTGCATGACTAATAGACAACCATTTAGTTTTCCAGAAGAAGATGAGCCAGTATTTTTAGTTGTAAAAACAAAAGCACCTACAAAATGGATCTTAATTGATAGAGAAACTGGTCAAGTATACGAGGGCAACAAGAATGGATATTGGGATAAATTAAAACAGATGGAACTAGTTGACAAAAAAGAAGATGAGTGCTAGACTATATACAAACGAAACGTGGCTTAAAAAACGTTTTATTGTGGATAAAAAAACTCCACAAGAAATTGCCAAAGAGTGTGGAGCAAGTGTAGAAACTATCTACACATATTTGGCTAAATTTAAACTGAGAAAGAGCAGACGATGACAGATAAATTTAACATTACGGTAGATCAAGTTAATCACCCACTGCATTACACTAGCGATCCATCTGGAGTTGAATGTATTCAAATTACCAGACATCGTAACTTTAATATTGGTAATGCTTTTAAATATCTTTGGAGAGCAGGACTTAAAGATGATAAGAAGCATATCGAAGATTTACAGAAAGCAATTTTTTATATTAAAGATGAGATAGAAAGATTGCAAAATGCCTGATATGTTTGATATCAATAGTGGCTCTGTCTACAGGGAAATAGCCTTTCCTTTTAAAAAGGATTTTCCCAAAATACAGGCACACCCCTACCTACATAATCCTAAAATTAGATTAAATAAGCATAAGTATAGATCGGATGATTTTACTACAGAACATGCTGGACTTCATATTTTATTTGCTGGATGCTCTAATACTTTTGGTGATGGCTTAGAGGAGCATGAAATTTGGGCAAAAAGACTTTATGACAAAATTCATCACAAAGAAAATACTTCTGGATTTTTTAATATAGGTGCCCCTGGATTAGGAATTATTGCTATTGTTTTTAATATTTATAAGTATATTGAATCATATGGCAAACCAAATGTAATATTTATTAATTTTCCAGTATCAAGAAGATTTGTTTCTTTTGACACAGCAATACAAAAACATATATATGTTAATATCCATGAGCCAGAAGAAATTTCAGAAGAACTCTGGCATACAATTCCACTAATAGAATATCAATATATTTTTATGTTAGAAAGATACTGTAAATCAAATAATATTAATTTAATTTATGGTACATGGGCAACCAGATCCAATTTTAATCATTATCAAGATTTAAACTGTTATGTTAATATTTTAAACGATGACATGGTTGCCAAATATATAATAGAAAATCCAGATGATGAGTATGCAATGAATGCTAGAGATGGCCTGCATTATGGAAATGGCTACCACTCAACATGGGCCGAAATCATGTATAATAGATATATGGAAAAGAGTTTAAAGTGACGGCAGAAGAAGACCTGGTTAATCATTTAGATCAAGTTAATAATGTGGTTTCTGAGTACCTAAAGGGAAATGATCCAACACAAATTTCTAAAGAGTTGGCTATTCCACGCACACGAGTAGTTGCTTACATTGATGAATGGAAGCAGATGGCTTCTGATAACGCTGTTATTAGAGCAAGAGCAAAAGAGGCATTGGTAGGTGCTGATGCACATTACAGTAAATTAATAACAAAGTCATATGAAGTTATTGATGAAGCATCTATGACTAATAACCTTGGAGCAAAGACAGCAGCAATTAAACTTGTTATGGATATAGAGTCTAAACGTATTGATATGCTACAAAAAGCAGGTCTACTTGAAAATAAAGAATTGGCTGAAGAGATGGTTGAGATTGAAAGACGACAGGAAATCCTTGTTGGAATTTTAAAAGATATTGCATCTGAGTATCCAGAAGTTCGTGATGATATCATGCGTAGACTATCCGCTATTGCAAAAGAAAATGAAGTGATTACGGTGGTTAATGGAGTTCAATGATTTTTTATTGGCACTTCAAGACGATCATTTTGAAGAAGTACCAGTAGATGTAAAAACATTTGTAGAGTCACCAGACTATCTTGCACAACCTGGATTATCAGATGTTCAGTATGATATCGTGCAAGCAATGAGTCAAATCTATAAAAAAGAAGATTTGATGTCCTTGCTTGGTGAAGAAGAGGGTGCACGTTATTATGATAAGTATACAAAAAATGAAATTATTCTACAATTAGGAAAAGGCTCTGGTAAAGATTTTACTTCTACAGTTGGTTGTGCTTATACTGTTTATAAGTTGCTCTGTCTTAAAGATCCAGCACGGTACTATGGAAAACCTTCTGGAGATGCCATAGATATTATTAACGTTGCTATTAACGCTCAACAGGCTAAGAACGTTTTCTTTAAAGGCTTTAAAACAAAGATTGAAAAGTCCCCTTGGTTTGCTGGTAAGTTTAACGCTAAAGCAGACTCTATTGAATTTGATAAATCTATTACAGTTTACTCAGGTCACTCAGAACGTGAATCACACGAGGGTTTGAACTTGATTATGGCAGTTCTTGATGAGATTTCTGGTTTTGCTCAGGAAATTGGAACAGGTAACGATCAAGGTAAAACTGCAGATAATATCTATAAGGCATTCCGTGCTTCTGTGGATTCTCGTTTTCCAGATTTGGGAAAGGTTGCTCTATTATCATTTCCAAGATATCAAGGAGACTTTATTTCTGAAAGATATGATGCTGTAGTTGCTGATAAAGAAACAGTAACAAAAACACATAGATTTATCATTAATCCGCTTTTACCAGAAGATGATCCAGAGAATTGGTTTGAAATTTCATGGGATGAAGACCACATTAAATCATACAGGTATCCTGGTGTGTTTGCTCTCAAGAGACCAACATGGGAAGTCAACCCCACAAGAAAAGTTGAAGATTTTAAAATTGCATTCTTAACTGACATGGGTGATGCAATGCAACGTTTTGCCTGTGTACCAACTTTTGCCTCTGATGCATTTTTCAAACAGGCAGATAAAGTTAGGGCATGTATGACAGCACGAAATCCATTGGATCAATTTAGAAGATTTGAAGAAACATTTGTTCCAGATCCAAACAAAATTTACTATGTACATGCTGACCTTGCACAAAAGCATGACAAGTGTGCAGTTGCTATTGCACACGTAGAAAAGTGGGTAAATGTACAGGTATTAAAAGATTACCAGCAGGTATCTCCAATAGTTGTTGTTGATGCCGTTGCTTGGTGGGAACCAAAAACAGAAGGGCCAGTAAACCTATCTGAAGTTAAACAATGGATTCAAAACCTTCGAAGACTTGGTTTCAATATTGGATTGGTGTCGTTTGACCGTTGGCAATCATTTGATATTCAAAATGAACTTCAGTCCGTAGGAATGAGGACGGATACTGTTTCTGTTGCTAAAAAACATTATGAGGATATGGCTATGTTGGTCTACGAAGAGAGACTGGTTATGCCAGCAATTGAACTACTGTTCAATGAGTTAACAGAACTTAAAATTATGAAAAATGATAAAGTTGATCACCCACGTAAAAAATCTAAAGATTTGGCAGATGCTGTCTGTGGTGCTATTTTTGGAGCAATCTCTTATACCCCAAAATATCAAGATGTGGTTGTAGAGATCCATACTTTCAAGGATAGACCAAAAGTTGACAAGCAGCCCGAAGGTGTGATAC